ATTCTTTAAGTATAGACACATCTTCAAACGCAACTTTTGCAGGAGATGTAATAGTTCAAGGGACAAGTGCAGCAGGGTATGTAAAATTATCAGGAGATGGGAATGGAGCAATTTATACCTCTAATGGAGATATGCAGTTTTTTACTAATAATTCTGCTTATGCTACTAAATTCTATTCAGCTAATAAGGGTTCTACATTAGTAACAATTTTAGATAACGGAACTACAACTTTTGCAGGAAATGTAAATACAGGTAGATTATTTGTTGAGCAATCAGGAGCAGATATTATTGATATGACAAGAACAGGTGTTGGAACTTATAGGTTTGCAATATCAGGTAGTGATGCATTCAGTTTATTTGATGTTGGGGCAAATGCTGACAGGTTAACAATTGATACATCAGGAAACGCAACTTTTACAGGAGATGTAACGCTAACAGGAACAGGAGATAAAATCTTAGACATATATAGAGATGGTGGTTCAGGTCATTCAATAAGATTACATTCAGAGGGTGTTTCTTGGATTGATAATAATAATAATTTTGGTATTGGAACAGATAGTCCATTAGGTAAATTACAAGTTACTTTACCTGCTTATGATAACGAAGATACTAATTCTCAACAAGCAATTTTTGGAGTTGATAATGGAGGCGGACTTAGGATAGGGTATAATGAAACAAGCAACAAGGGTTATATAAATGTTTTAAAACCCGCGGTTGCTTGGGGGAGTTTAGTTTTACAGTCAGGCGGCGGTAACGTTGGTATTGGAACAACTACACCTACAGGTGATTTGAGCGTAGGTTCTACCACCACTTCATCAGGAGACATTCATTTACGCACATCTAAAACAACAGTAACACTTACTCCTAGCAACGTAGCAGGAGGCGGATTTAATATTGATACAGGGTTTGTATCAGGTGGTCAAGGACCGATGACTTTAAGTATAGGTGGTGCAGAAAGAATGCGTATTACTTCAGCAGGAAATTTGCAATTAAAGGGAACAACTCCAACGTTAGACTTTTTCAAAACATCGGCAGGAGATGTTTTAGCAAATATAAAAGTAGAAAGCGGAGCAGGTACGGGAGGTAAATTTACTATACAAACAAAAAGAAACGGAAATACCGCACTAGATGCTTTAGTAATTAATGAAAGCCAAACGGTAGGAATAGGTAGTACAGGTATTTATGCAGGTACTAATGCTTCTTTAAATTTACCGGGTATAGGTTTGGCTATTAAAAACGATTTAAACGGTAGTAGTAATAATTGGAGTTATATAACAAATACCGATACTGCAAGTTCAGCTAATTTAAATTTTCATACAGGTAATAATGCATCTGCTTTAACTTTATCTCATAGTGGCGATGCGACCTTTGGGAGTTCTGTGACAATAAATGGAGAGGGAGATACTTTAACTCTTTCAAAAAGTAATAATCTACCTGTACTTAGATTTAAAGGAGCAGGTACGGATGCAGCATTAATAGAAGGGGGTAATTTTTTAAATTTTTACGTAGGAGGAACAAGTAAATTTAAAATAGAATCATCGGGTGCTGTTAATATTGGATATATTGGTACGTTAGGTGGTTTTGGTACAGAAGATGTTTCAGGTATATTTTATAGTGGTGGAAACACAGGAGGTTATACCGCAATAAATAGTAATTCAAATAATGCTCCGTTATATTTAGCGAGAGGTGCAAGTACACCAACAGGTATTCTAATTAATATGGCTTCAAATGGAACAGGGGTTGGAAGTATTAGTATCACAGGTTCTGCAACAGCTTACAACACATCTTCTGATTATAGATTAAAAGAAGATTTACAAGACTTTGCAGGATTAGATATGGTTTCTAAAATACCTGTTTATGACTTTAAATGGAAAACAGATGAAAGCAGAACTTACGGAGTTATGGCTCACGAACTACAAGAAGTTTTACCTAATGCAGTTACAGGACAAAAAGATGCTGATGAAATGCAGTCTGTTGATTATTCTAAAATAGTTCCTTTGTTGATTAAATCAATACAAGAATTAACTGCTAAAATTGAAAGATTAGAAGCAAAATAAAATTTCGTACATTTACGATTAACTTAAAAACATTTAAAATGTCAAAGATTACTGAAGCAGAATTAAAAGGATTACAAGAACAAGAGCAAAAAAAGGGTGCAATTTTGCACGACTTGGGATTACTAGAAACTCAAAAGCATAGTTTAAATCACTATTATGTTGAATTAATGGTAGAGCAAGACAAATCTAAAAAGGAACTTGAAGAGACTTATGGAAAAGTAAACATAAATCTACAAGATGGTTCTTTTGAATTAATCAAAGAAGATGAAGAAAATAAGTAAATTTATTTCTTATAAGGAAGCAACTCACTCAAATTATGCCAAACAATTTGGTATAACAAACAAGCCTAAAACTGAACATATTGAAAATATGCAGGTATTAGCTGAAAAGGTTTTTGAGCCTTTAAGAGAGTGGGTTGGCGGCCCTATAAAGGTTAATTCAATGTTTCGTTCCGAAAAACTAAATACAGCCTTAAAAGGAAGCCACACCTCTAGCCATTTAGACGGTAAAGCTATAGATATTACATCTATGGACAAAAAGACTAATTTAGAGATGTTTCACTACATAAAAGACAATTTAGATTTTGATCAACTTATTTGGGAATATGGAGCAGCAAATCCAAAATGGATTCACGTTTCATATAATTCCGAAAAAGAAAATAGAAAAGAAATTTTAGTTATAAGAAAAAGAGGTGTTTATAGAATTTATAACGATTGCAAAACCTGCTAAAATGACAAACGATTATAAAACTTTATTCCTAAACGCAGGAACATTTGGACTCTCAATGACAAACATAGACGTATTTTTAAAAATAATTTTATTAAGTGTTTCAATTTTATACACTTGTCATAAATGGTATTTAATGAACGAAAATAAAAAAGAGTAATGCCTAAGAAAAAATTCTCAGAAACTGAAGTTGGAAAATTCCTTACAAAGATAGGTTCGTCAATAGGCGGAATACTACCGGAAAAAGGATTTCTAGGGGTGCTTAGGCAATTAATAACTAAAGATAAACAACTTACCCCTAAAGATAAAGAAACAGCCTTAAAACTGCTAGATATGGATATTTCAGAAATGCAAGAAGTATCTAAAAGATGGCAGTCAGATATGGTTTCAGATTCTTGGTTATCAAAAAATACTAGACCTTTAACGTTAATATTCTTAACCGTTTCAATGGTCTTATTTGTATTACTAGATTCTATGATTGATACTTTTATTGTAGAAACTCAATGGATTGAATTATTGAAGTCTTTATTAATTACAGTTTATGTAGCTTATTTTGGAAGTAGAGGTGTAGAAAAGTTTAAAACTATATCTCAAAAAAAATAGATTAAAGTACCTATGTCATTATTTTTATAAGTACTTTTAGATTTAATTTTAATTATATTCTTAGATTTAATTTTAAATGTATTCTTAGAATTACAAGTTCTTAAAAAGTTCAAAGTTATTATTTTTTTTTGGAATAAAAAAACCTTTTATAATAAAATATAAAAATGGCAACAAAAAAGAAACTTACTAGAAGTAAAATAGTAAAGAAATTAGATACAATATTTTCTCAATATATTAGACTGAGAAATGCAGAAAACGAAATATCCACTTGTTTTACCTGCGGAAAAGAGGACCATTGGAAAAAACTACAAAACGGCCATTTCCAATCTCGAAAACACTATTCTACTAGATGGGACGAAACAAATTGTCAAGTTCAATGTGCCGGTTGCAATGTCTTTAAATATGGTGAACAATATATTTTTAGTCAAAACTTAGATTCTATTTTTGGAGACGGTACTGCACAGGAATTACAGATAAAAGCAAAGCAAATTATTAAACTAGCAGACTTTGAATTAGAAGAAATGATAATAAAGTATAAAAAACTTGTGGATGAATTAATTTAAAACTATATTTGCCTGTTCTGTTTTTCTAGAAGCGTGATTTCCTTAAAAAGATTTTACGCTTTTTTTACCAAAACATTTGGAGTTATCAACAATTCGTTGTATATTGCAGATGTATTAATCTTAAAACTATAAAAAATGGAACTACAGGACGAAACATTAAGGAAGAAAATTTTAAGTCTAGAGCAGCGTTTAGAGCATTCAGTATATCACGGTAATGCTTTTGAGCAAATAGCTTTAAAAAAAGAAATAGACATTGCGAGATCAACTTTACCAAACATAAAGTAATGGATAGTGCAAAGGAAAAATACAGGGCCAAACTAGACGCTTTGTTATTACGAATTGGAATCTTAGAAAACCAATTAAAACTAGAAGAAATTAATCTTAAAAACCAATAAAATGAAAACAGAACAAAATTACTTACAAAATTTATCAACTCCATTATCTATTGAAGATATTGACTTTAGGGTCCAATCAATCAATAAAGGCGGATATGCGACAATATTAGCTTATAAAGATGCTAGGGTAGACATCAAAAGACTAAACGAGGTTTGTGGGGTCCTAGGATGGAAAAGAGAACATACAAGAGACAACAGAAATTGTATTGTTTCAATTTGGGATTCTGAAAATAAACATTGGGTTTCTAAAGAAGATACCGGAACCGAAAGTATGGCGGATTCTCAAAAAGGTTTGGCAAGTGATAGTTTTAAACGTGCTTGTTTTAATTTTGGGATTGGAATTGAATTATATGATTATCCTGTAATACAAATAAAACTAAATCCCGATGAATTTAAAATAGAAGGCCAAAAGGTAAAACAAACCTATAATCTTAAATTAAGAGATTGGAAATGGTACAGCGAATTTAACGGTAATAAGTTAGTTGCAATAGCCTGCCGGGACGATAAAGGAAAAGTTAGATTTAATATCGGTACCTTTACAAAAAAATCATAATGTTAGAATCTGATTGCTGCAACGCAGGACCTTGGAACGGTATAGACATTTGTTCAGATTGTATGGAACACGCAGATTTCACTATAGTAGAATAAAAATAATTATTAATTAATATTAACCTAAATAAAAACAGTAAATTATGAGTACATTAATCAATGCAAGTATTAGAGTAGATAAATTGCCAAAAGAAAAATTTAAAATTGGTAAAGACGGGGCCGTTTATTACGAATTAACCTTGTCAGTAAATGACGAAACAAAATTCGGGAATAATGTTTGGGTAACAGAATCTCAAACAAAAGAAGAAAGAGATGCGAAAAAAGCACGCATAACTTTAGGAAATGGAAAAGTTGTTTGGACTGATGGCACAATTACGGTTGCCGAAAGACAGGAGGAAGATTCTCCAAAGCAACAATATAACCAACCTGCAACTGTAGAAGACGATTTACCATTTTAGTAAAATTTAAGGGGCTTAAAAACCCCTTTTTTTTTATAAATTAGTAAAATAGACAATCCCTATTGTAAACATAAATTAAAACGGAACAGATGACAGAACAACAAACAGAAGACCAAATGTTAATGGAATTAATCGAAGAAGATTGTCGAGTTGATCCAAAAGAAAAAATAGAATATCCGCCGGTATGCCTTTCAATGGGTGAGATAGTTTTAAAAGACGTAACAAAAGGCGATACTTTAATGCCCATTCCTTTAGGCACATACGGTAATTTATCCGTAATTACTGCGCCTCCAAAAACAAAAAAAACATTTTTCATTTCACTTTTAGCTTCAGTTTATTTAAGTGGTAAAAATATTTATGGGGGAAAATTAAAAGGCCATAGAGAAAACGGAAGTCTTATTCATTTTGATACAGAACAGGGAAAATATTACGCAGCTAGAGTATTCAAAAGACCGTATCAAATGGATGCAAATATCGATTCAGAAAAATACCATACCTTTGGGTTAAGAGTTTTAAACCATAAAACAAGATTACAATTTATTGAGCATTATTTAAAAACTAAAGTAACAGAACCTAGTTTAGTAATTATAGACGGTATTGCTGATTTATGCGCAGATTCAAATAATATAGAAGAATCAAACGAAGTAGTGCAAAAATTAATGGAATGGTCAGCAAAATATAATGTTCACATTATAAATGTAATTCATCAATCATTTGGTAGCTCTAAACTTGGTACAGGTCATTTAGGTTCCTTTCTAGAAAAAAAGGCGGAAATGGTTATTAGTTTAGAATCAAATACTGTAAATCGTGATTGGGTGACGGTTAAATGTGGCAGGAGTAGAGGATACTCTTTTGAAACTTTTAGTTTTGAAGTTAATCAATTCGGGCTACCTATAATCGTAGGAGATTTGTACGACCCATTAAAATAAAAAAATGAGTAAAGAGTTAAATTTAATCTTTAAAAAACATCAAACGTGGATCGATATAGTTTCTACTTTTGGTGTTTCAAAAGAAACCGCTGAAGATATAACTCAGGAAATGTACATTAAAATTCACAAATCTATTTTGAAAAATGGTACAGACATAATGTACTGCAAAGAAGAAATAAATTACTATTATATTTTCAAGACTTTAAATTCAATTTTTATAGATTTAAAACGTAAAAGTAAAAACTTAGTTATGGTTAACATTGAAGATTGCGAGTATAGTTTAGATGCTCAAATTGATGTTGATTTTAACGAAACATATAACAGGGTAAAGAAAGCGATTGGAGAATTGGAATGGTGGGACCGATTCGTTTTTGAAAATATAAACTCAGGTGAAAGTATTGCAGAATTTAGTCGTAATTCAAAAGTACCTTATTACACCGTTTATAATAATTACATAAAAACAAAAGAAGAACTTAAAAAAATAGTATAATGAGATTTGAAAAACAGACAGATTTGCAAAGGGAAATGAAAGCTATAAAAGTGTTTACAGATAGTTTTAAGGGAGGTTTTATTAAATTAGGACAGAATGATATAGACTTTAGAGTTCTAGACGCAGATCATACCGTAATAGCTTACGCTGAGGTAAAGGGAAGAAACAAAACAATGCAAGATGCTTTTCCCTTGCCAATAGCTGCTAGAAAAATTGTAAAACTTATAGATAAAGCAAAAACAGTCGAGCCAATTGTAATTTGGGCCTGCTTAGATGGTATTATTTACGGACGGATAAAGCATTTAGGCGGAGTTTTAAAGGTGGGAGGCAGAAAACCTAGAGAACACGCAGCAAACGATATTGAAGCAATGGTTTATTATTATGAAACCGCAGACTTTAAAAAAATAAAATATTAAAAAAAAATATTATAAATTCAAAACTACACCACATATGAATAGCTTAGAAAAATTAATGGAGGTTTCAAAAGATTTTAACAAAGAAATGGAACTTTACGATATAAAACAAAAGGAATACCAAAAAGAAAATAGAAATAATATTATTGAAAAAGATCAAAGAAAATCAACACCAATATTTACGGGTTGTATTAATTATTTTCCTGACGCATTAAAAGAAGTTTCTAAATGTAGTTTAGCAGGACAAAAACAACACAATCAAGGAGACAAATTATATTGGGACAAAAATAAAAGCAATGATAATACGGATGCTTTACTTAGGCATTTAATAGATAGTGAACATACGGCACACGATACTGATGGGGTTTTGCATTTAGCGAAAGTTGCTTGGAGGTCATTAGCTACATTACAAATTTATTTAGAAAAAAACAAATAATATGAAACTAGGAGACACTATTTATTACATTACAAAATACACCGGTATAAAATATTTGGTTGATAAATACCATAAATATAAAGGGACCAAATGTAAATGTGATGACAGAAGAGAAACTTTAAATAAAATAAAAATTAAAAGATGGTAAAATTTGAAGAAAATGATTACAAAGATTGGGAGAAATTTAGATTGGCAACATCAGACGTTATCACGCACGTTGAATTTACATTGGTGTGCGAGTTACACTCAAAATATCACAAACATACATTTTACAAGCCCTGCACCTGCAGCCCAAAAATAGTGAAACGTTGGATTAAAGATTTGAATTTAATATTTGATAATGAGCGTTAAAAAAATTCACAAACTTGAAAAGTCTATTGTAGAAATTTTAAATATTGACGGATGGGATTTAAAACATACCGGTGAGGGTTCTACTAAATGGGATGCTGCAGGCTTTACCCCTGAAAAAAACGGTAAACGTTCAAAATGTGTTATTGAAATGAAATTCAGAAACAAATACTATGAAGAAAAAATGCTTGAAAAGGACAAATACGATTCTTTAATGGCCCTAGATAAAGATGTAATAAAACTTTATTTTGTTGCAGATACAAAAGGTAATTTTATGTATTGGTTAAACGATTTAAAACTGCCTGAGACAGTAAAAAAATATTGCCCTGATACAACTATGTGGACCAAAAAAAGATTACTAAAAGATGTTTATTTATTAACTGAAAATATGGCCTGCATTATTAATCTAAATTTAAAAGATGAAAAAATTAAATGAAAAGAATTAAAATAGTTACTAAATAATTTGTTTATAAGTATTATTAATTGTATATTGCAGCTGTAAGCAAATAAGCATACGATTAAAAAACATACAAAATGAAAAATTTAGAGACATTTATGAATACGATGAAACACAAAGATAGCTTAACGGTTAAGTATTTACTTGGTGATGTGTTAGGTAAATATCATTGTTATACTATACAGAAGTACAATGCAGAAGATGGAAACAGTAATTTCTGTATTACTAAAAAAGGCAGTTACGATTCTTACAATGTTGCATCAATTAGCAGGGGGGGCTTAAATTTATACACCTTTGATATTTTTGACAATAAATTAACGGTTAGAATTAAGTTGAAAGACTTAGAATTAATAGCTGTAAGCATAGGGGAAAATACAACGGAAAAAACTATATAATATTAACCGGGAGGAAAACTCCTTTTTTAATTCAGAACAAAATGAAAAATGATAACGCAATTATGTGGGCTGACGGTACAATTACCTTTGAAACTGCAACCGGAGAAATAATAACAACTACATACGGAGAAAATAATTAATATTAATTTAAAAACAGAAACAGATGAACGGATTTACAAAGTACAAGCAGAATTTAAGAATAGAAGGAAATAAAATTTGGAGTTATGCAACGCACGTTGCGACTATAGAAGGCGACAAATTAATGCAATTAGGTTATTGGTCTATGACTACTCAAAAGCATATTAATTACGCTGCAGCTGAGTTAGGTTTAAATCTAATAAAATAATGAGAGGCAATTATAATATGCGGATTTCTGAAATGAAAACCGGCGGCTTAAAAATTAGAATTGAAAACTTAAAAACAGAAAAGGTTTCAAAGTTTGAAGTAAGTAAAAAAGCAATATTAAATGGAAAATTATTTTTTTGGAAATTTAGTTTTGCTATAAATAAAACCCTAGCCAAATGAAAATAAATGAAGCGTTATGGTCCGAACTACGAAAGCGAATAGAAAAGCATATTGAAGACGATGAAAATATTACAGACGTAACTATCAAATGCAAAGTCCAAGAGTCAGAGCAAAAGAATTATTTACAAATCAATTTAACCTTTTAAAAACAGATACATTATGAAATTAGCCAAAGAAATACGTAAGACTTTAAAAACCAAATTTGTAAACCTTTTTGAGAAATCAAATAATGATACAGTACTAGCCGGTTATGTAGAATTTAAATCTGAATATTCAAAAGAAGAACACAAGGAACCTGTTGTTTCTTTAAATTATGTTTTATGGCTAGAAGACCAACTTAAAAAAAGAATGAAAAGGACGGATGAATTTAGTACAAACCTAGAAAGTCTTTCTGAAGAATATAATCAATTAGATGAAGGCTACAGTTCTTTGTCTCATTTTTATGAAGAAAAGAAGACTGAATGTTTAGCACTTCAAGACAGATTAGCGAACGTTTACGATGAAAACAGAACTACTTATATTGCAGATACGGATTCAATTCATTGTATTGATGGTGAATTTGTAGCTGAACATTCAGACGGAAACATCCTTGTTTGGGATTGTGATAGCTTAATGCGAGACTTACCGTACATTGTGAGACAAGTTGCTGCAGAAGTTAAAAACACCTCTAAAATGAACCTTAAAATACTTCAGGAATCTTTAAATGATATAACATAATGATATTATTAGTCGATGCAGATAGTTTAATCTTTGCTAGTTGTTATAAAAAAAGAGAGACCCCGGAAGACGGAAAATATTATACAGAACTTTCAGACTGTAGAAATAAATTTCGAAGACAATATATGGAAATTGTAAACCATTTAGAAAACATTTACAATATTGATAAGGTGATTACTTTTAGCGGTTCGTTAGGTAACTTTAGAAAATTAATAACCCCGGTATATAAAGCAAATAGAAGCGCGGAAGAAAGACCTCCTTTTTTACAGGAAATGCACCAATTTGTAAAGGAAGAATACGATAGTGTTTTCGGTTACGGAATTGAAACTGACGATATGGTTGCAAGATATTGGAAAAAACTTTCTACAGAGTTCGGGAGAAATGAAGTAATGATTGTCTCAATAGATAAAGACTATAAACAATTCCCTTGTTTAATGTATAATTACCATTATAAACACAAAGAGGTTTTGGACATTTCAGAAGATGAGGCGCTTTACAATTTCTATGAACAAATGATTGCAGGCGATACTGCAGACAATGTAAATTATTTTAAAGGTAAAGGTAAAAAATTTGCTGAGAAATATTTTCAAGATTGTCATTCTAAATATTCTTACACTAAAAAACTGTATCAATTATTTAAAGAAAAATACAAATCAAAAGCAAAAGAAAAATATTCTGAATGCTATAATTTATTAAAACTAAGAACAGATTAATATGAGAAACTTAAACCCTGCAGAAATTGCAGAAAAATTAATAAAGGCTTCAGGTATAAATATATTTGAAAATACTAGAAAAAGAGATTATGTAGAAGTAAGGGCTTTAACTTGCTTTTTAATGAGGGAAAAATTAAATATGAGATTATGTTCTATTGCAAAATTCTTTCAAGATAACGGCAAGCCAATGGACCACGCAACGGTGATCTATGCGGTAAAAAATTACCCGTATTATAAAAAAGCAAACCAAACATTGGAAAAATTAGAGTTAAGTTTTCGTTGGGAAGAAGGTTTGAACTTTGAAGAAATGGATAGAATAGAATTTCTAGAAAGTAAATTAACAACACTACAAAACAAATACGACAAACTAATAGGCAATTTAGATAATCCTCTTATAAAAGCGGTACACGATATTACAGACAGGAAACAAATTTGGGAAATGGCAGACCAAATCGTTCTAATGAAAAAAGCGTGGAAATGGAAGTCTAAAGAATTTGTAGATAAATGCGAAGTTATAGAGGCCGGAGAAGGGATAAGTGGTTCGAGATTTTAAAACTAATAAAAAAATACGTTATATGATTATAGAAGTCAAAGTTTCAGACATTTACGAGAATCCGGAAAACCCTAGGACTTTAAATAAAAAAAGATTTGAAGCACTTAAAAAAAGTATTAAAGAGTTTCCGGAAATGCTCAAGATCAGGCCCATTGTAATTAGTGAGGAAAATATTATATTAGGTGGGAATATGAGGTTTAAGGCCGTTGTGGAATTAGGATATAAAACCATACCGGTTTTGTCTGCTGTTGGCTTAAATGATGCTCAAATCAAGGAATTTGTTATAAAAGACAATGAACACTTCGGTGAGTGGGATTGGGACGTATTAGCAAATGATTGGGATCGTAAAGATTTGGAAGATTGGGGCCTTCAGGGATTTCCATTTGAAGGTGATCTAGAAGAAGAAAAAATAAAAGAAGTTGAAGAAAATAAAGAAACCTGCGATAAATGCGGACAGATTTTAAAAATATAAAAATATGGGTATTATAGTTTTTTTGGTAGGTTTTTTGGTTGTAAAAATTGCAGCTGAAACAATAGAATATTACAGTAATAAAAAAAATAACTTATGACAGCAATTTATTTTTTCATAATTTGGTTTGGTTTATATTTAATTTCTAGGGATTAATTTAAAATAAAATAATGAACGAAAGTAGACACATAAAAAAGGAATCACTATTAGCAGCACTCGAAAAATCTTTGGGTGTTGTTACCGTTGCGTGCAGGCAAACAGACACGCCAAGAAGCACGTATTATAAATGGCTTAAAGAAGATGTTGAATTTGCCGATCAAGTTAAAGACATAGAGAATGTAGCTTTAGATTTTGCAGAGTCACAATTACATAAACAAATACTTGCAGATTCTACAGCGGCAACAATATTCTATTTAAAAACTAAAGGTAAAAAAAGGGGTTACATTGAGAGGCAGGAAATTACAGGAGCAGACGGAATGCCGACTAACTTTTTAATTGAAATAATTGATAAGACCGAAGATTCAAACCAATAAGGTTTTCAAACATTTAGATAATTCTTCAGCAAAAATTGTTGTTGAGCAGGGCGGAACAAGGTCCGGAAAAACCTACAATATTTTATTGTGGATAATTTTTAAATACTGTTCTTTAAATAAAAATAAAGTAGTAACAATTTGTAGAAAATCTTTTCCTAGTTTACGTGCTACAGTAATGAGGGATTTTATAACAATACTTCAAGAGTATAATTGTTACTCAGAAATAGCGCATAATAAATCAAATTCAGAATATAGCTTATTTGGCAATTTAGTTGAATTTATATCTTTGGATCAACCGCAGAAAATTAGGGGCCGGAAAAGGGATTTACTGTTTGTTAATGAAGGTAATGAATTGTATTATGAAGATATGCAACAATTATTATTCAGAACTCAGGACCGGATAATATTAGACTTTAATCCATCAGATGAGTTTCATTGGATTTATGATAAATTAATCACTAGAGATGACTGTGACTTTTTTAAAACTACTTACCTAGACAATCCATTTATAGAAGAATCTATAATAAAAGAGATTGAACTCTTAAAAGATACAGATGAGCAGTATTGGCAAATTTATGGTTTAGGTGAGAGATCAGCAAGTAGAAGCACAATTTTTCAATATGTAGAAGTAAATGTTATTCCGGATGAGGCTTATTTACTTTCTTATGGAATGGATTTTGGGTACTCTAATGATCCGACTTCACTCGTTTCAATTTATATTTGGGGCAATAATATGTATGTAAAAGAACACCTTTACAGAACGCAAATGACTACCAATGATATTGCATCATTTTTAAGAAATGAAAAACTAGAATCAAATCCAATTTATGCAGATTCCGCAGAACCTCGTTTAATTGCAGAACTTCGCAGAATGGGTTTTAATATTTTCCCAAGCACAAAAGGAAAAGATAGTATTAATGCAGGAATTGATTTATTGAAAAGATATAAATTACACGTATTAAAAGATTCTACAAATGCAATTATGGAATTTAGAAATTACAAATGGAAAGAAGATAAAAGCGGAATGCTTCTAAATATTCCGGAAGACAAAAACAATCATATAATCGATCCCTGTCGTTATGCTGCATATTCTATTTTAAGCAAGCCAAACTTTGGAAAATACGCATTACATTAAAAATAGTTATCAATATATTTGTGTATAACTAATAAAAGCATTACATTTGTGAAGAACATAAAACAGATCAAATGAAAAATACAATTAAATGCGAGGTATGCGAATGGGAAAACCACGAAGATAATTTTTGCTGCGAAGGCGAAGATTGCGGAATACCTTTGGACCTAAAAATAGAAATTAATTCTTTCGGGCTACCGGAAATAAAATAAATAAAAACAGACATTATGAGTAACGAAAAAACAACAGTAGAATTACTAAAAGAAAACGGGATTTATTTAACTTATAAATTGACCCATTTAAAAAATGGCTATTTAAACATTTACGAGATTGAAGCAAAAATTTGTGGTATTTCTGAATGTCGAGAAGATTCTTTATTTATTACAACTATTTCCTGCAGGCCTTTAACCAATAATGAAGAAACTTTAATGGATGAATTTGCATTGGATTTAATGGATGAATATTTAAGACCGGAGGAAAACTAATAAAATTAATTTAAGTAGGTGTAGCTGACTGATAATACTGTCGCAGGTTTAAGGTATGGCTGCATCACTTTTTATAAGGGTACATATTACTCACGTAATCTTAACGAAGGTAAATAAATAAAAAATAGTTATCAAATAATTTGTTTATAACGTTTATTTTCACTATATTGAAATTGTTAGCAAATAAGCTATCACTTAAAAACAGACAAAATGAGAACCAAGACAGCGGTAAAACTTTTCAAAGTAAATTCAGAATATATTATTAGTATAACGAGCGATCATTTAGATGGGTACAGGGCAACTGAAGAAGATATAAAAAAAGTTAAAGGTTTAGGCTTAACGGATTTTTTTGAACTTTATGACGATGACGATATGAAGTATTATTCAGGTTATGCAAACTTAGATTTAATGGCTGAAAAAGATTTAGATGAATTTGACATTTTAAACATTGGAATGTCGCACGCCGGATGCACCTATATGAAAACTAGAAGTAAGAACGGGAAAATGGAAATGGTATAATATAAACTTTTAACTTAAAATATAAAAATATGGAATGGTATGACGATTTAAATCCGGTAGACGAAAAAGAAAACGAATGCGGAATGTGTGGAAAAGCAATTGAGGACGATAAAGATTTTTGTTCAGCCGATTGTTTTAGAGAAGATAATAGGTAGGTATAAAATTGGGTTACTTACTTATACAGGAGGGTCAGAAATGGCCTTCCTTTTTTTTGTACCTTTACTTTTATAAAAAACAAAATTAAATACGTTATATTATTATGATAAAGGTAAAAATTCCAACATCACTAAGCGAGATTACTTTAAGACAGTATAAACACTTTCTTAAAATTTCTGAAGACGTTAAGAGCGATAACTTTATGAATGCTAAAATGGTCGAGATTTTTTGTTCTCTTAAATTAGCAGAGGTAATGAAATTAGAAGTCAATGCTGTAGATGAAATTGTAGAAATGATTTCAAAACTATTTGAACAAAAACCTGCTTTAGTTACTAGATTTGAATTAAACGGGACCGATTACGGCTTCCATACAGGGCTAGATAATATGAGTCTAGGGGAATATATAGATTTAGATAATAATATCGGTGATTGGCCTAATATTGAGCGAGCAATGAATGTTTTATATAGACCGGTAGTTTCAACGTTGAAAGAAAAATATAGTATATCAGAATACGAAGTAGGAAACGAAGCAGATATTTTAGATATGCCAATGGATGCGGTTTTATCTTCAGTTTTTTTTTTGTGGAATTTAGGGATGGAATTATCGCAAGTTATGATGAACTCTTTGGAGGTGGAGGAAACGGAAGCCTTGACGAAATATCTCAATTCTCAGGAAAATGGGGGTGGTATCAATCAGTTTACAGTCTCGCTGACGGCCTTATTACAAGATTTGAATTTGTCACTAAATTAGGGATACACGAATGCTTGCAGATGCTTACTTTCAAAAAAGAAAAGGCAGAGATTGAAAACAAACAAATGAAAAAAAAGTTTAACTAAATGAGTATAGAAGCAAATATCGGAATCCGGGGATATTATAAATTAACGCAGGAAATAAAAAATGCGTTATTAGAAGATATAAATATTAACACAGTCACCACCGGAGACATAACTGACGTAAATTTAAACAAACAGGATATTTTTCCATTGGGACATATTATTGTAAATAACGTAGTTGATGACAGGCAGGTCCTTCGATTTAGTATAAGTATTTTAGCTTGCGACCTTGTAAATTATTCAAAGACAGAAACAATAGACAAATTTGTAGGAAATAATAATCTGCAGGACGTTTTAAATACTCAATTATCAGTATTAAATAAATTAACCCAAAGATTAAGATTAGGCGATTTGTACACAGATATGTTTCAGGTTGAAGGTACTTCATCAATGGTTCCGTTTTTTGATCGTTTTGAAAATCAACTTGCCGGATGGACCTGCACTTTAGATGTTTTAGTTTATAACGATATTTTAATTTGCTAAAATGAACACGAAGAGATTAGAAGCTGTTTTAAGCACTTTTGCTAGCAATGTGGTACAAGAGGCTAAGAACAACCTTAAAAGTGACGTAAACAAGTACGGACAGAACAAAGCAGGGGGTGATTTGTATAATACAATGACCTATAATGTACAAACTGAAAAAGATTTTTTTTTAATTGATTTTTTAATGGAGCCTTACGGTAAATTTGTAGACAAAGGAGTTCAAGGAAAAACTTCGACTTATCCGGCTTCAGCACTTTCTGATTTTCGTTATGGAAGTGGAACAGGTCCAAAAGAAGGGTTGAAAAAAGGAGTTACCAAATGGCTTAATAAAAAGAAATTTCAATGGCGTACAGAGTTGGGTAGATTTATGTCTTACGAAACAATGTCGTGGTTAATTGCTAGGAGCATTTACAATAAAGGTATTGAAGCAAACCATTTTTTCACTAAACCTTTTGATCAACTTTTAGAAGATTTACCAAAAGAAATGGTAGAGGGTTTTTTCTTAGACGTAGAAGACGCAATAATATTAGGAACAAAAAAATAAACAATGGCAAATATAGCATTAAGAAGTCCACAGTATAAAACCAAGTCTACATCGGCATCTGCTAATTCAATACAATTAACTTTAACAATTGATGGAACTCTAAGGTACACGGTAAATAAAAATAGAGCAACGGTTTTAAATGGTGTGTTTGAAATAGCTGAATTGTGCAGGGATTACTTGACAATAAGTTATAGTTCTAATAACTTTCCCCAAAAAATAAATATTACTACAACCCTGACTGCTTATACAGGTTTAAATGGAGAGGGTAGTGTAGTCGGCAGCCCTACTGTTTTTACAGATGTTGGGTGGGAAGCTTATGGCCTTTATATTGACGGTGCTAATCCTGTAAACCCTGTAAATACTTTTCTAGGTACTTGGTTAATTGCACCAATAAAATCAGAATCTTATTTCGTTAGAGATTTTGAAATATTTGTACCTATTGGCGAGGGTGGTTTTATTTCAGGAATGAATGGTGGAGGTGTTAGTTCTTCTTATGCTTACACTTCAGCATCGACAAGTATTTCGGCAGGTTCTGCTATTAGTGAAGATTTAAAAATAACTCGCATAAATTGCAGTAAATACGGAAACGGAAGAAAGATAAATTTTATTAATAAATACGGTGTAGCGCAAGACCTTTGGTTTTCTTTAAAAGAAGTTCAAAAACTTAGCAGAAAAAACGAAACGTATCAATCAAACACAATTCGTTTTGATGACCCTGACCCATATTACATAGTAAATGATGCACCTGTAAAAACCTTTAATACACAGGCTAAAAAATCTTATACTTTAAATTCAGGTTATTATCCTGAAGGTGCGGTTGAATATTTTGAACAGTTACTTTTAAGTGAGTACGTTTGGATGGTAGTTTACAATAAGAGAAATCCTGCATCAGAAATTGTAATACCTGTACGTGTTAAGTCTTCAAATATAGAATTAAAAAAATCTATAAATGACAAGTTAATAAATTACACAATTGAATTTGAAGATGCGTTTGATTACATAAATAACATACGATAACATAGAAATAACATAGATGCAAAAATTACAATTGTATATTGAGGGGCAAAGGTTGGATTTATTCAAAGATGAAAGCGTTTCGTTAACAGAAACAATTCAAAATGTCAAAGATGTTTCTAAGATTTTTACATCGTTTACAAAAACATTTTCGCTGCCTGCAAGTAAGGTAAATAATAAGATTTTTAAACACTATTATAATTTTGATATTGTAGGGGGGTTTGATGCGAGAATTAAAAAAGATGGTAGAATAGAATTAAATACAATTCCATATAAAACAGGTAGAATAAAACTCGAAGGCGTTGAATTAAAAAACAATGTTGCTCATACTTATAATATTACTTTCTTTGGTAATACGGTAGAATTACCTGATATTTTAGGCGAAGATAAATTAGGTTCTTTATTTTTTTCAAGTTCAGATTATAGCATACCTTATACATCTGCAAACATAAAATCATATATGGGTGAGGTTGGTGACAGTAAGATCATAGCGCCATTAATTACTCATACGGATGGAATTTATTATAATTCAGGTGAAGACGTAGCAGGAACTAATAATGTTAGTTTTAGTAATGGAGTGGTTAAGGGGCTTAAATGGGACCAATTAAAATTTGCTATTAGATTGTATGAATTAATCTTAGAGATTGAGGCAAAGTATAACATTGCAGAGGGTTACTCGACTAACATAGTTTTTTCAAGAGATTTTTTCAATGTATCAAATCCTAGTTTTTACAACTTATATATGTGGTTACATCGTAAAAGTGGAGCAGTACAACCTGCGCAACAGGTGGCGTCTATTACAAGTCAAGTTGCTTTTGCAACACCTTCTCCGGCGAATGCTCATTTAATATCAACGGGCGCTAATATTATTACTCCTGCTGATATGTTAACCTATCCTAATAGAGTTATAACTAATAGCCTAAGTTTTACAACTACAAGTAGTACAGCTTATGTAGTAAATGTAACTTTAAACGGAAGCCCGTATTGGCAATCAACAAGTGCTTCAGGAAACCAAACTTTTACAAATCAATTTGCTTTAGTAGGAAACGGAGTTTTTAATATTTTTGTTACAGCAGCGGCATCTATTTCTTTCACAAATGTGGAATGGGAGTTTGACGGGGTTTATTATTTTGTTCAAGGTGGTAGCGCAAGTTTTTACACAGATACAGTAACTACAACTTCTTTTCAGATTACAAACGATTTTGATTTTTTAGTAAAAGAACAAATACCTGATGTTACTATAATGTCATTTCTTACAGGGCTGTTTAAAATGTTTAATTTAGTGGCTTATGTAGATGAAATAGGGACAATAGTAGTGAGACCTTTAGAGGCAGATAGTTCTTCTGTCTATGGAGCAGCAGGGAATTTATCGTATTATACAGATTCAGATATTAGCGGAAATGATGCACCGATAAATTATAATATTTCTTCATTTATTGATACTAATAAAAACAAAGTAAACGTAGCTTTACCTTACAATGAAATTGTTTATGGATATGAGGGTACAGGTAGTATTTTAGCTAAACAACATAATCAATTAGCAGGTAGCAATTGGGGAGCGTTAAGTTATTCAGGTGACCCACAAGGTCAAACAGGGGGTGTGAATTATAATGCTTCTACCGAGATTTATAAAGTTTTAGTACCATTTGAGCATTTTAAATACGAAAGGTTAATTAACGTCACAGGTAGCGTTGACACAACAATTCAATGGGGTTATTCTGTAAATGAAAATCAACAACCATACATAGGGAAACCTTTAATTTTTTACGCTATATATAGAATCGGAGGAATGACTCCAATTTCATTGGTTACAAGTGCAACTACTGTTACTCAGGTATTAGGATATACGATACCATCAAATAGTATATATATAAGTGCGCAATATCAGGGCAGAGAAAACATAAATTTCAATAATGAAATAAACGAATACACTAGAACAAATGAGTTTAGCGACACTTTATTTTCAGCCTATCATTCTCCATATATTATAGATGTTTTTAACTCTAGCAGGAGAATAACCAAGGTAACATCATATTTACCGTTAAGAATATTATTTGATTTTAAACTAAATGATACTTTTGAAATAAACTCACAAAAATATATTATTAACTCAATCACTACAAATCTACAAAGTGGAAAAAGTGATATGGAATTATTAAACAAGGTATGATAAAAAATATATTAGATTTACTAAAGATTGCAAACGGAGAGACTGAGAATATTAAAATTGCTCAGGGAAAATACGGATTACCAACAAATGTAAAAGACGCTTTTAAAAAGATTAAAAACAATATCAAATGGTAGAAAAAGATTACACGGTAAAAGTTTCCACGGCGGATGCAGTCAAAAATGTTGACAAACTTACAAAGGCTGTAGAAGAACAAAATGATGAATTGCTGATAATGGAAGGGAAATTATTGGATGCGGAAAGGGCTTTATCAAAATTAGGTCCTAAACAATTAAACCGTATTAAAGATACTAAAGATTATATTAAGCAATTAAAGCAAAAAATAACACTAGAAAAAAAAGGTGCTAAATTACTTTCTGCTTCACAAAAAAAGGCTACAAGAGATTTAGTAAATGCTAAAAAAGCTAGTGTAGATTATTCAGGAGTTGTTGGAAAATTAGATGCTCAAACCGGGGGTCTAATTTCAGGATTTAGCGGAATGGTAAAGGGGTTGAAAAATGCAACCAAAGGTTTTAAGACAATGAAACTTGCAATAATTTCTACCGGCCTAGGTGCTTTAGTTGTTGTTATGGGGGCTTTATACGCTGCTTTTACAAGTTCAGAAGAGGGCCAAAAAAAGTGGGCCGCAGTTATGGAAGTTGTTGGGGCGGTTGTTTCTGTTTTTAAAGATAGGTTAGCTGCTTTAGGAAGTGGTTTAATTAGCTTATTTACGGAGCCTATTGAAACTTTAAAAGGTTTTGGTAAAAGTATAAAGGAATTTGTAATGGATAAGGTAGAACAGGCCGTTGAAGGTTTAGGCTTTATGGGTTCTGCAATATCAAAATTATTTAAAGGTAATCTTACAGGGGCCTTAAATGATGCTTCAAAAGGTGTTTTACAATTAAACAGGGCTTTGAATCCTGCGGTAATGATCGTAGAGGCAATGGTTGAAGGAACAAAAAAATTAGTAACAGAACTTACAAAGGAAGCCAAGGTTGCGCTAATGATTGCAGCAGACAAAAAAAAGGCCCATAAAATTGAAAATGAATTAATTACAGAAAGAGCAATTGCAGAAAGAGACAGGCAGTCACTTTTAGATAAGGCAGCAAAAAAAGACATTTATTCTGCAGCACAAAGAATTAAATTTTTAGAAGAAGCAGGAAAAGTTGAAGATAAAATTAATGAAAAACAAATAAAACTTGCAAAATTAAAACTTAAAACACAACAAGATTTAAACGAACAAGGTTTAAGTGATAAAAAAGATATTAAAGCAGAACTTGAATTAAAGGCGCAATTGATAAACTTAGAGACTCAAAGGCTTGTAAAAGCTAAACAGCTTTCTAGTCAATTAGTATCAGTTAGAAAAGAAGAGGCTGCAAGAATACAACAAATAGATGATGAGGCAGATGCGAAAGCGTTAGCAATTCAAGATTTTAAAGATAGTCTTAGAATAAAAGACAAAGAAAATAAATTTGCTGATATTGAGGCAGAAAGAGAAGACAGGATTAAGGAATTAGAAGAACTAAGGGTTAGCAAAACACTAAAAGAACAAATGCTTTTAGATATTGAAGCCTCTTTTAAGGAAAAGAAAAAGGTAATTGAAGATGAGGCAAAAGTAATTGAAGATGAAAAACTCGCTGCTTTTTTAGAAAAAGAAACAGAGGAAAAAGAAATTGCTTTAGAAGATGAAAAACAGGCTGCTTTAGATAAGGCAAAAAGGCTAGGCGCGTCCAAAAAACAACTGCTTCAGATTGAAACCAATTATGTTAATCAGATTGCAGATGCAGAAGATGCAGCTAATGATGCAAAATTAGAGATGGCTAAAAAAACCCTAGGTGGAATTGCGGCTGCTTTAGGTGAAAACTCAAAAGCAGGTAAGGCAGCAGCGGCTGCTTCAGCATTAATAAATACCTATCAGGGTATAACCGCCGAATTGGCTACAAAAACGGCAACACCTTTTGGTTTTGCAATGAAGTTGGTAAATATAGCTACAACTGCCGCTATTGGTTTTAAATCTGTGAAAAGTATTTTAGCAACAAACCCATCTTCAGGAGGTGGAAACGCTACTAATCCGGGGGCCGGTGCTGCGATGGCTACAGCAGAACCTGTACCTCCGCAACCGCCTGCTTTTAATGTGGTGGGGGCAAGTGATACTAATCAATTGGCCGATGCAATAGGAGGCCAAGCACAGCAACCTGTTCAGGCTTTTGTTGTTTCAGGTGACGTTACAACGGCTCAAAGTCTAGAAAGAAACATTATACAGGGAGCAACAATTGGGTAACAAATACAAAAATAAGTTTTAAATACGTTATAATGATATGCAAATAATAGAATTAGTTTTAGACGAAGAAAATGAAGATGCAGGAATTGACTGTATAGCAATTGTAGAAAATCCGGCCATTGAGTCCAATTTTGTTGCTTTAAAAAAGCAGGAATCTATACAACTTGCTGAAGTTGATAAAGAAAAAAGGTTATTAATGGGCGCATTATTAATCCCAAATAAACCAATTTATAGAAATGGCCCGGACGGAGAAGAATATTATATTTTTTTCAGTAAAGAAACTATTGCAAAGGCTTCACAAATGTACTTGCAAAATGGCAATCAATCAAATTCAAATATAGAACACGGAGAAAAAGATTTACAAGGTTTGACTTTAGTTGAAACTTGGTTGGTGGCCGATGAAAAAATGGACAAATCTAGAGTTTACGGAATCGATGTTCCTGTAGGTACTTGGATGGGGGCCGTTAAAGTCAATAATGAGGAAGTTTGGAATAATTATGTGAAAACGGGTAAGGTAAAGGCTTTTAGTATTGAAGGATATTTCATTGATAAAATGGAACAGAAATCAAAAGTAAAAGAGGACCTAGAATTATCTGAAGATTTAATGATTGACAAAATAAAAGACATTTTAAATAAAAAAAATTAATGGGTCAAGAAAAAAGAAAACCGGGTTTTATACCAAGTAGAACATCACCCACTAATAGCGGCAGGGCCTGTCTTTGTTGGGACACAAACACTTATTCTAGAAAATGTTGTGATGGCTCTATTCAAGCGCAAGGCATTGGAGTTATATCTAGAACAGACTGAAAATACAAAATCTAAATTAAAAACCGTTATATTAATAATTATGAAAAGTAAATTAAATCAAATTAAAGAACTTCTAAACATTCAGGTTAAACTTGAAGAAATGAAGTTAGAAAATGGTACTATAGTTAGTGCAGATTCTTTTGAAAAGGACAGCGAATTATTTATCGTTACCGATGATCAACAAGTTGCTATGCCTGTGGGAGAATATATTCTTGAGGATGGCCGTTTATTAGTTGTTTCTGAAGAAGGTATTATTGCAGACATTAGAGACGTTGCAGACGAAGCTACACCTAAAGAGGGTGAAGAAGTTACCGAAGACCTAGAAGAAAAAGAAAATTACGAAGGGGACCATCCGGAAGACGAAAAGAAAGAAGACGAAAAGGAATTGGAAGAAGAAGCAGATGTTGCAGATTGGAAGGGTATGGAAAAAAGGATCCAAAATCTTGAAGATGCAATTGCTGATTTAAAAGGTGATAAAGAATCTAAAATGGAAGAAATGCCGGAAGAGCCTAAAGTTGGTGAAGAGGTAAACGTTTTAAAGTCTAGAACCGTAAAAGAAGAATTTTCTGAAGTTTTAGAGCCTGCAGTTTCTTCAATTAAAGCAAACCCTGAATCTAAATCTGTTCAAAAGAAAAAAGTTGAATTTGTACACAATAAAATGGGTGCAACTACAATGGATAAAATATTACACAGATTAGCCAATAAATAATATAAACAGTAAAATAAAAATAAAAATGAGTAATTTAAAAAATGTAAAATTAGCAACAGCTACAAATATTACTACAACTTATGCAGGAGAATTTGCAGGTGAGTATATTGCAGCGGCTTTATTATCTGCATCAACTATTGATGACGGAGGATTAACTGTAAAAGCAAACATCGCTTTCAAAGAAGTAATTAAGAAATTAGCTACAGGTGCTTTAGTTCAAGCAGCGGCTTGTGACTTTTCACCAAACAGTTCTGTAACTTTAACTGAAAGAATAATTCAACCGGTAGAGTTGATGGTTAACCTTCAATTATGTAAATATGATTTCGTGAACGATTGGGAAAGTCAATCAATGGGCTTCGGTTTAGGTCAAACTTTACCTCCTAAGTTTTCTGACTTTATGATTGCACACGTTGCATCAGAGGTTGCACAAAATACTGAGTTTAATATTTGGCAAGGTGATACAGCAGCAGCTACAAACAATTCTTTTGATGGTTTTGAAAAATTAATCGCAACGGCAGTAGCAGCAGGAGATGTTCCGGCAGCACAGGCAATTGGTGGTGGTGTAGCTTTAACGGCTTTAAATATTATTGAAAAATTATCTGACGTTGTAACGGCAATTCCTGCACAACTTTATGGTAAAGAAGATTTGTTTATTTACATCGGAAGCAAAGCAGCTAAATTATACGTTCAGGCGTTAGGTGGATTTGCAGCAAATGGTTTAGGAGCAAATGGTGTTTCTAATATGGGTACGCAATGGTGGAACAATGGTTCTTTAACTGTAAATGGTGTAAAAATATTTGTTGGTCAAGGATTATCTGACGATAAAATGTATGCAGCACAACGTTCTAATTTATATTTCGGAACAGGTTTGTTAAATTCGACACAAGAAGTTAAGGTCTTGGATATGAGCGATTTAGATGCATCAAATAACGCGAGAATCGTTATGAGGTTTACAAGTGCAGTTCAATTTGGAATCGCTTCTGATATTGTTTCTTATACTTAGAATTAATTAATATTAAAAACAGGGTAGGTGGTTCGTCTACTTACCCTTTTTTTATTCAATACAACTTGTTGAAAATCAACAGTTTAACTAAAAAAAAATAAAAATTATGGCTTGTTTATTAACTACCGGTAGAAAAATTCCTTGTAAAAGTGGATTTGGAGGTATTAAAACCGTTTATTTTGCGGATTATGGCACAATTGCCTCAATAACACTTGACGCAGACAATTTAGCAACTATTGTTAATGGTTCACCTGCACCTGTTTGGTTTGAATATAATGTTAAAGGGGCTTCTAGTCTTGAAACTACTGTTACCTCTAGTAGAGATAATGGTACGACATTTTATACCCAAACATTAAATTTAACATTAACTTTCTTAGACTCTAAAACGCAAGCAGAATTGCAATTACTTGCAGTATCTAGACCTTATGCGGTAGTTGAGGACTACTACGGTAACAACTTCCTTTTGGGCCTTGAAAATGGTATGGAATTAACGGGGGGAACAGTAGTGACAGGAGCAGCTGCAGGAGATTTAACAGGTTTCACTTTGACGTTCGAAGGAATGGAAGAAAGAGCGCCTTATTTCTTAGCGGCAGCAGTTACGCCTTCAACAGATTTAATTGACCCAACACCTGCCGGAGTACCTGCTTAAAAAGCAATGTATTCTTTTAAATAAAAAAGCATCCAAATATGGGTGCTTTTTTTTTTGCTTATTGATTTTACAAATTGCTTGTTTTTTACCGTTATATAAGTAATGATTATATTAAAGACATCAACAACGGCACAAACAATATCAGTAATTCCAAGAGAATACTCGGATTCGTTTACTATGACTATCAGAGATGACAGTACCAATGTTACTAAACAATATGATATAACAGGTGCTACAACCTCGAATAATTACTTAAATTTTGACAATATATTTAATCCTGTCTTAGTTAAAAATCATTACTTTGACTTAAAACTTTATATTAATTATAATTTTTGGAATACAAATTACAGTTTTTGGAATTTTTATGAGGTTAAATGGAACACAGACGATGGCCAAAATATAGATATTTACAATGACAAAATTTTCTGTACAGACCAAGACATAAACCAATTAAATGGCAATGATCACTATCAATTAAATAAAGGCGAATACGTACATTATAACGGATTTGATAATACATACCAAGTACCATAAATATGGAAGATAAAAGACTAAGGAATAACAAAGGTCAATTTAAAAAGGCTTCAAAAAGTTCAGAATTTGGATTTGTTAATTTAAGCACTTACACAAGCCCCGAAATTGTGGAGGTAAAAGGTGAGGATTGGATTCGTTACGGTAGTGATAACAACTATTTTCAGTTTTTAATCGATAGATTTAATGGCAGCCCAACAAATAATGCTGCAATTACCGGAATTTCTCAGGCTATCTACGGTAAGGGATTAAACGCCACAGATTCTAGTAGAAGACCAAATGAGTATGCTCAAATGGTTTCGATATTTAAAAAAGATGACGTTAGAAAACTTTGCTATGACTTGAAATTAATGGGTCAATGTGCAATACAAATAATTTACACTAAAGACAGAAAAAAAATAGCAAAAGTAGAACATTTCCCAATTGAAACACTTAGGGCTGAAAGAGCCAATAAAGATGGTGAAATAGAGGCTTACTATTATTTTGCAGATTGGCCAAATATAAAAAAGTCAGATACACCATTAAGAATACCTGCTTTTGGAACATCAAAAGAAAGTATTGAAATGCTATACGTAAAACCTTACAAATCAGGATTTTACTACTATTCTCCGGTAGATTATCAGGGTTGTTTACAATATGCTGAATTAGAAGAAGAGGTATCGAATTACCATATCAACAATATACGCTCAGGTTTAAGCCCTAGTATGCTTATAAATTTCAACAACGGAACACCAAACGAGCAGGAAAGACAATTAATCGAACAAAAAATAGCGGATAAATTCGCCGGGACCAACAATGCCGGAAAATTCATCATTGCTTTTAACGATTCTAAAGAAAGTCAGGCAGAAATTACACCGGTACAATTATCCGATGCGCATAACCAATATCAATTTTTAAGTTCTGAATGTTCTTTAAAAATACAGGTGGGCCACAGGATCGTTTCTAGTTTTTTACTAGGAATACCAACAGCAACAGGTTTTTCTTCAAATGCAGATGAGATTAAAGTATCTTCTCAATTAATGGATAATACCGTTATTAGACCTTTTCAGGAACTTTTAATAGATTCCTTTGATATCATACTCGCTTACAATAATGTTGCCTTAAACCTGTACTTTACGACCTTACAGCCCCTAGAATTTACTGAAGTAGACAGTAGTATTCAGGATAAAGAAACTATTGAAGAAGAAACGGGTGTTGAAATGGCAAAGTTAAGTTTAAATAAAATTGACGGTCAAGAGGTTTATAAAACAAAAGAAGAGGCTATTGCACAGGCAAAATTAATTGGATGCGAAGGTTTTCACGAAATGGAAATTGAAGGCGATATTTATTTTATGCCTTGTGAAAATCATACAGAATTAAAGGCACCTTGTTGGGACGGTTACGAACAAATAGGCACAAAAGAAAAAGATGGTAAAGAAGTACCAAATTGTGTACCATTATCAAAAGAATCTTTGTCTAGAACAGAAGAACATAGTTGTTCATTATCTAGCGATAAAACTCAATTTCTTTTAGGTTCTTTATCTTCTACCGGTAATAAAATTGGTGAAGATTGGATTCAGGTTGACGAATTGGAAGAAGAATCTAATTTATCAAATGAAGATTGGGCCAATTATTTAATACAGGAAAAACCAAAAAGTACTTTAAATAAAATAAAAGATGTTTTAGGTTTAAATCAAGATTACGTAACTAGCAAAAATAACGGGTCCGCTTATTCAGATATTGATTCTAAAAATGGGCTTTATAAGATAAGATATAAATATGCTTTAGGGGCTTCAAAAGGGAAAAATACTAGAGACTTTTGTTCTAATATGATGGATATGTCAGATGCCGGGATGGTTTGGAGAATTGAAGATATTGACCAAGCAAGCAGAGGTGATGTTAATGTAGAATTTAGACATAAGCCAAGTATTGAGTATAATATTTTTGAACTAAAAGGCGGTATTTATTGCCATCACAAATGGAAAAGAGTATTGTATCGAAAAGAATCGAATACTGAAGTTTCAAAGAATTTGTCTAATTACAAAAAAACTAGAACCATTCCTAAATCGCAACAAAGATTTCCTAGAGGTTCTGCAAAAGCAGCAATTGCAACAATAAAACAACCGGGTCAAGGTAGGTACCCATTATCTAGCGTTTCATTAAATGACAAAGGGCGACGAAATGATAAGACATAGAAATTCAAGTTTAAATATTTGTAATTAATAATATATAAAAAATGGCAACAGTACTATTTATAAACAGAACTGATCTTGTTCGTAATTCAATTATGGACGGAAATGTAGATACAGATAAATTTATTTTCTTTATTTCTACGGCGCAAAAAATACATATTCAGGAGTATTTAGGTACAAAAATGTATGATGGATTAACGGCTGCAATAGTTGACGGAATAGATAAAGCAGCAAATGCTAGGTGGAAGCTATTATTAGACGATTACGTAGTAGATATGTTAATTTGGTTTACTCAGGTAGATTACCTTCCGTGGGCTTCTTATCAATTACGTAATGGAGGTATGATGAAACACCGATCTGAAAATGCAGAAACAGTTTCAAAAGAAGAAATTGATTTTCTAGTAGAAAAAGCTAGAACAAATGCAGAATGGTATTCTAGAAGATTTATCGATTTTATGGGTTTTAATCAAACTTTATACCCGGAATATACAAATAATATCAATGACGATATTTACCCTAGTTATGATGCAACTTTTAACGGTTGGGTATTATGATTTACAAACCAAAAGAAAAAACTTTAGAAAAGCTAAGGGCTTATTTGAAAAAAAAGAATAGCATTAATAAATCAATAAATAAAACAAAAAAATTAAAGAATGGCAACTCTATTTAATACTAAAATATCTGCTACTTACGAGGGCTTATTAAAAACCATTGACAATGCGGCTATTTCTGCAACGTTAAGGGAACTTACAGATGGTTCGGGAAATCAATCAGGTTTGTTTTTAAACACATCAGGGGACTTTAAAGTTACAAGTGTACTAGAATGGGGTTCGCTTAAAGATACAGGTACAGGGGTTACGATTACACAATTTGTAACTGCTGCAAATGGTATTGAAAACTTTAATAATGATACAACACTACCGACAAGTGCTGCGGTAAAATTATACGTAGACACTAAATTTGCTACATCAGATACTTTACAGGAAGTTTTATCTTTTGGAAACACAACAAGCGGAAATAATATTGTAGTTTCTGCAAGTGATGACATTACGTTTACTGATTCAAGCAAAGCGTTATTTGGAAGTAGTCAAGACTTAGAAATTAACCACAATGGAACGGATAGTTTTGTTACTGACTTAGGAACAGGTGATTTAAGATTAAGAAGCGATAATTCTGTAAAAATTCAAGCCTCAACAGGTGGTAACAATTTAGCTACATTTACAAAGGGTTCAGGTGTCGATTTATATTTTAATAATGCAAAGAAATTAGAAACTACAAATACAGGTATTTCAGTTACAGGAATAATATCAAATTTAACAAATCCAATTGATGCTCAAGATGCTGCAACAAAATCGTATGTAGATGCTTTAGATGCAGGAAGTGATTTGGATATAACAGATGGTACAACTACAGGTGATGTAAACTTAAACACTCAAACGTTAAGCATTTTAGGAACTACTAATGAAATAGAAACGGTAGTAAGTGGGCAAGGTGTAACGATAGGTTTACCAAGTTCAATAAGTACTGACTTAGTTGGTAATGTTACAGGAAACTTAACAGGAAATGTAACAGGCGATTTAACGGGGAATGTAACTTCAACTTCTGTTCTTGCTAATGGAGTTACAGCAACAACACAAGCATCAAATGATGACTCAACAAAAGTAGCAACAACTGCTTATGTAAAAGGCTTAGATAATGCTTCTGATTTAGATTTTAGCGGAGATAGTGGAAGTGGGGATGTTAATTTAAACACACAAACTTTAGCGGTAACAGGTACAACAAATCAAATAGAATCGACTGCATCTAATCAAGGGTTGAATTTAAAATTTCCAACCGCAGGAGTTACTTTACCGAATGGTTCTTTAGCTACTACACAATCGGCAGGAGATAATAGTACAAAAATTTCTACTACTCAATACGTAGATAGTTCTGCAGCTTTGTATTTACCTTTAGCAGGTGGAACAATGAGTGGAAACACTATCCATAATGATAACGTAAAGTCTGTTTATGGAACAGGTAGCGATGCTCAGGTTTATCACGATGGTTCTAATTTTTATGCAAATAATACAACAGGTCAATTAAATATAGACCAATCGGCAGTAACACAATCAATAGTATTTAAAGTATCAAATGCAAATGCTCTAGATACAACTGCATTGATAATCAATAGAGAAGGAGATTTAATTACAGGTAAAGATGTAACCATTGCAGGAGACCTAACAGTAAATGGAACGACTACAACGGTAAATTCACAGACTTTATCAGTAGATGACCCTCTTATATCACTTGCAATTAATAATGCCGCAAATAGCCTTGATATTGGTTATTACGGTAAATACAATGACGGTACTACAAGGTATTTAGGTTTATTCAATGATGCTTCAGATAGTAATAAATTCAAGTTATTTAGAGGTACAACAGTAGAACCTACAACGACAGTTAATATTGGCGGTGCAGGATATTTAGCAGCAGATTTAGTTGTAGCAGGATTAGAAGGAACTTCAGTAGTTTCAACAGGAAGTATAATTGCAGCATCAGGCAATAGTGGGCAAATTACATTATCTGCAAATTCAATAGGAAGTACTAATAATCTTGTTATTTCAACAGCAGGTGGAGGTTCTAATATTGAGATGTATAATACTGAAATGTATTTTGATGGGAATACACAATATTTTAGACCTGCAAATGCATCATCAACATATTTAACTCTTAATTCTACAAGTGCAACTTTTGCAGGAGATGTAACAATAGAAACAGGAATTGATTTAGAAAGCGGAACTTTAGTAATTAAAAATTCCACAGGCGATGCTAGTGGTTTAAAAATATTTCAAGATTCATCAGATGCTTCTAAAATATACAACAATTATAATGGAACACTACAATTAGGTACTAATAATGTCACAAGGTTAACCATAGATTCAACAAGTGCAACTTTTGCAGGAGATGTAATAGTTCAAGGGACAAGTGCAGCAGGGTATGTAAAATTATCAGGAGATGGGAATGGAGCAATTTATACCTCTAATGGAGATATGCAGTTTTTTA